GTCAATTAGGTACGCAGTTTAATCTTAAAGAACTCAAAGGGACACTTGGTAATACAGGGGTATATCTAGCACCTCACCATGAACCAGGCTTCTATACATTAACTAAATAATGAGTATCAACGAAAAAGATTTTTATACAGGCAATCCTACCCCTCAAATATTTCCGGGTAGTATAAACTTTGTTGATAATTCTTGTGTACGCTTTACTGATAAGAATAATAATCAAAGTGAACGTATTTTATATTCAAATTACTGGCGTGAGCAAATTAATTTGTTTGGTCAGCAGACATTATATTATATGAACACATTTAGTGTTCTATCAGCTGATATGCTTTACGGTGAGCAACCTACACAAACCTATGCACCGCCCATGCCTCTTACTATTGCAATCAATCTTAACGAAAATGCTCTCATGCTTAGTAAGTACGGACTTTTATCAGAAGATGAAGTTACAGCATTCGTACATATAAGCGGTTTTTATACTATATTCGGTAATAATCGCGAACCAAAATCAGGTGATGTTTTTCAACTTTCAGAATATGGAAGTGATCGTCCAAACGGTAGAAATGGTAATTTTTATGAGATAACTGAACGTCTCGATCAAGACATTGCGCAGATTAATCCTCTCGCCGGGCATTACGTTTGGTTAATAAAAGCTAAGCGCTTTGAATGGTCATTTGAACCTGGTCTATCCGGCGAAGCAGTTAACCAACAAGTGTATGATGATACACTCGCACCTGGTGTTTCAGGCGCTCAAAAACCTTACAATTATAATGTTGATACAGCATCAAAGTCTGTTTTTGATTATACTCTAACAGACTATGATAGTGTGTACGGTGGTTATGCTTAGACGTCTAATTTACCAATTTCCTTTGTATAATCAGGTATAACCTCATTACGAATCTTAGCAATAAACGAATCTGCAGATCGCGCTGAATCAAAAGTTAAAGCAACTTGAGACTGATTTACACCGATAAACGTATAAACTAATTGTTCGTTTTGTTTTACAATACTAGTGAGTTTATAGGGAATATTAACTGTAAATTGATTCTCACGCGCAATAAATCCGCGCTTTGGATCAGGCCTTACGCTAATGTTGGTACCGATGATGTAGTGCATGGAAGTTTAGGAGCTGTAATTGCTTTAGTCTGCTCAATTTCATCGAGATCTGACTTCATTGAAAGAAAACGCTCGTTAATATATTTCTGAAAAGCAAGAGGCTTAATCCAGTCAACATTGTCACCAATTGAACGTTTCTTGAGTTGCTCGACACGTTTACCTACAATCTCAATGCCTTCAAGAAGACACATCCATCGGGCATACTCATCGTATGACATGTTAAATTGCTTGTGATCAGTTACTTGTGTTGTTGTTTCGTTTAATAGTGTCGATGACATATCCGAGTATTATGTATAGAATTTTTTGAACGTCAATAATATTCTTATTGTTATTTAAAGTACCTGTCAAAGTGTAGATCGCGTCTATACTCTGCATGGTATTGTTAACAATTGAAATAAAGGCCGTAACGACATCATTCTTTACGTCATCGCTTATACTTGATGTCTGTATACTTTTTACCATTACATCATTGTATAAAAAGAAAAGATTTTTAATAAAGTTTTTTTCAGATTTTGGGTCTTTTTTATGGTAAGCAAGACCTTCTTCAAATGCCTTGTAATTTTGTAAACTTAACTGTTGTTTCAGTAAAATTACAATATCATCAATGGATAATTGTGGTGCTTGTTGTGTAATGGCAAATCGATCACCAGCACCTTCAACTGTTAATTTGCTTATACTTTCAGGAATTTCCATGTTATTATTCTGGCATTGGTATTACTGATGGTACCGGTGCAAGAGCGAGCGGCTCTGTCATAAGGGCTGTCTCTGGTACTATGTACACACTGACATTCTTTTGACAGAAATTACACGTATATTTGTTATCTGTATTCAAAACAACAGGGATAAACTCTTTTTTCTTTAATGCACAAGGACACGTTACCTCTAAGCCTTGAAGGCTAAATTCCTTTATTCTTTCATTTTCAAGCTGTTTATTTTTTAATTCTACAAATGCGCTTAGAGCTGTAATATATGCATAATACACACCAAATTGAAGTATTATACCAAGAGGTATGCTTATGAATAGGCTAATGCCAAAGCGAGTTAAAAACAATCCTAAAAAAATTGCTACCGTTATTAAAACGGTTAGTTGTGTTAAAAGTCTTCTAAGCATTATATTATAATAATGCTATTGCATTGCAAAATCAAGCGGATTCCTTGGCATTCTTAGTTAGAACAACAAATATCTGTTTTAGCTCTGCTAAGGATTTATTTAGACAATTAACAATTAATTCTATTTCTTTTTTCGCTCTTTTGTCTTCTTGTATTAAAGGATGCTTGAGCGCGTCTTTGAATAAAGCTACGGCGTTCGTGTTGTTTGTTAGCAAATCACCTAAAACTGCTGCGGTATTAGGTAACGGAAAAGGCAGTACATTATTTGCCTTTGCATCGTTTGGATTCTGTGTCTCACTGCCTTTGTCGTTACCAGCAAGGTCTTTAAACTTCATTTTAATTGCACCAAATTCACGTGCAGCTTGACCAGAAACCCACTTATTATAGTAAGAAACTGTGTCTTCAAATAGAACCTTCTTTTTCATGTAAAATTATTTAATCTCTGCTATAAATACTATTATGAGTTATTTTAAGTCGAGATTTGATTATATTTTAGAAGCTGATACAGCTCCAACTCCTGAGCCGGCTCCTGCAACTCCTGCAAATGACCAAGAAGCAATGGCACAAAGTCTCGATACAGCTAATCCTTCGGATTTCGATGTTAAAGCTGCTGAAAGACAGCAGCGCGTAGATCATGTAAAGATTGAACAGATTAACACGCTAAGCAATTGGATATCAAAAATTGATGATTTTATTATTTTCTTAAATGATACAAAGAGTGATTCAATGCAAATTCAACTTCACTCAGCTCCTTGCGATACAATGTTTGAAAATATTGCAAGAAGTGAAAAGAAGAAAATTGCACGTCTTGCTGCTGATCTCGGTGGACTGAGTCAGTCTCTTAAAGGTTACCTAGCTTCTGCTAACGACTAAGATCTTACTTCTGAAAGCAGTAGTTTTGCTTTCAACCCGCAATGGGAGTTAGAGATTATAAATTTGTGCGATATTTCGTTAATATCTGCTGCAATACACGCGTCATTAAAATCCTTATATAGTTTACCTATTTTTTCCGGCCATATAAAAACCGTCTCACCTGCGTCAATCAAGCGTTGAGTCTTTGTTTTACTAGCTGAATCTTGCCACTGGCTGTCTAGAACCCATATTGTCTTAGACAATTTAAAATTATTAATCTGAGATTGTTGAAGTGATGAAAAGGTATTATTGCTATTTTCTTGTATACCGGCTACAGCTGTACTATTTTGTACAAAAAATGCATCAATCGGTCCTTCAAATATAAAGATATGATCACAATTAGTGTCAATCTTATCAAGGTTAAATAAAGACTTTTCACCGTTAATCTTGCTAAGATATTTGGGTAATTTAATATTAGGCTGGTTAATAATTGTTCTTGACTGATAAAATACAATTTCACCTTTTTCACTATAAAAGGGAATAATTAATCGATTTTTATGTACTTTGTCGGTTAATGATAACCAAAGAGAGTTTGGTCGATTTACAGCTGTATCAAGCTTTCTATTCTTAATTATCTCGAGAGCTTTTTGTACTATATTATTTCCTTTATGGTATTCGATTTGATTAGGATCAAACAAATTAATACAATCTAATGGAAGCTTTGGTATATTTTTATGTGTCTCAACAATATCTTCTTCACGGGTTATATCTGTTGGTATAACATCATAATTCTTTATTTCTTTTAAAATTTCATCATAAGTTAAGTTTGAAACTTCTTGAATCCATTTTAATGGTCTGCCATACCAACCACAATTATGGCAGCAAATTGCGTTTTTATCAACAATATAATAACATCTACTCTTTTTTAGCCATGATGTACCTTCTCTACAAATCGGGCAACCTGCTTCATACGTATTTGTTATCTTTTTAAATTTTGGATAACCTGCGTACTGATAAAATTTTTGAACTATATATTCCTGAGGCAGTATCACACCTTCAGTATATAGTTATAAACGAGAAAAAACAAGAGAATTATCAGGCACCTGGCTTGTTTAAATCTTTCACTGAAACTACACCTTTGCGAATAAATTTTCCAGAAGCAGGACAAATATATTCTGCTTCAACAACTTCCTGATTGTCGCGAATATATGTCTTTAATCTTGGTCTTACAGGTTCACCGCTAATTGGTGATTGTATGATCTTTGGCTGTATGATGTCCATAGAAGTATTTAGTCTTCTGTATCTTTTAATGCTAGAGCATTTAATTTGTTCTTATTATACTGTTGCACACAAGTTTTATGGACGTAAGCGGGTAATTTTTCGACAATATCAATAATCTTATCTTTAAGACCTGTATCAAATTTATCCTTCGGAATTTCTCTTATTTTCATTTCTGGTAGCGCAAGAAATGAATATTTGCCTTTATTGTCTTCTATGAAGACAAGCAGTTCTCCAAGAAATCTACCAGCGGTAACAGCGTATAGAAAGGGCTGTTTTGGGTGTTGTGGTCTCTTAAAAAGAGATTTAATTTTGCTCTGAATTGTCATTTTCAATATGACTATGAAAGAACTTATTAATTAGCGTTACTAGCGAATCAGCTTCTTGTTGATTATGTGCTGATATGCAATGAATTGGTTCTCCATCAAACGTGTACCCGAGAATAATAAAGGACGTAAGGTACTCTTCAACTTGAGTAGAGAGTGTCCTAAGGTCTCTTTTAATACCGTTTTCATGACTCTGAAGATTATCTTGCAAGGAGGATAACATAGCCTTACGCAATATCTCTTTATCCTCAGTAGATGGTTTTGCATCAGTTTTCTTCACCCTCTTCTCCTTGTTGTTGGGTTGCTTGTCGCTCATCACTAATATTTAATCCCTTTGACAAATATCTTGAACGACCGTGATAATCCACATTATTAGTAATGCCCTTCATAATGAGATAATCAATAATTACTTCGATACTATCTGTTTGTAGATTAAAATTCTTTGGTATACGTGCACCACCGTCATTTAATTCAAATAAAACTTCGCCAAGTTCTGTCTTATTAACATAGCATGTAATTAACACAGAAGCATCACTGGGGTTTACAATCACTGTCCATCTACGAGGATCATGTTTTGCATAAACGGAAAAAAGCCGGACAACAACAAATCCGTTGTCTCGTAGTCGTTTAATAAAATAGCTAGGTGTTTTAAGTTTATTGTTACTCATAAATTAATTTTGTAAAGCTGAAACAATAAACTTCATTTTTGTAGTTTCATTGCCAGTGTCCAGTAGAAGAAGGCCTCGCTTAGAAGCGATACTTGCAGCGAGCTCTTTGTATTTCATACAAGAAATTATTCTAAATAACTCAAAATTCAACGGCATATATGTATTAATAGGCTCACCGTTATAATCTGATGATATCTTCAATCCGTATGAATCTGTATTAGCTCTCGTTTTATCAGTTAGTTCACCAAATACATCGGTATCCTTAAAATTAATATAAATTTTATTTGTCTCAGTAGCAATTGAACTACCCTTAATAAGGGATATTACAGAACTAAAAGGAATAGTAAAATTACCATCGAATGGTAATTCTTTAAGTTTATCAAGATTAATTTGCTTAGGTGTCTTGATAATGTTATCTTCGTAAAGAAAGTATTTAAATCTAACAGAAGAGGATTCATAACCAACATAATTACTATTAATATCAAGAGCACACCCCTTTTCTTCAATACAAGAAAGAACTCTACAAAGTTTTTTTAAATCGGGTATATTAAGATTTTTCTCAATACCTGTTAATATATTCGTATAAGTTGCGTATACAACGAGTGTATTATCACTCGTTGTGATAATAGCGGAGATACTTTCTTTTTCGAGCTTCAATACAGCACTATCCGCTACTCTACTTAATGGTGTAAGAAAGCTATTAAGAAAATCCTCTCTGTCAGGTATTGTTAAAATCATACGCTTATAATAGCCTCTTAATTCTCTTTAACAAGCGAGATATTAATCCTTTTTTTTAGAATCGTCGATTGTATAAAGCTTTTCTTCAATAAAAATAAGTTTCTTTTCAATACGCTCGAGTGCATCAAAAATACGCTCTGATAGAGGGCTTGTTTCAAAACTAAATTCTAGCTGATTCTGATTAGCAGGAGGTATACTGACAGGTTCAGACTGTACTATATACGGTAGATTAACAGCTCCTTGAGGTGAGGGAGGTGATTGTAAATACGCTGTAGATAATTGCGGTGAAGGCTGTGGTGATATAGGCTGTGTGTTAGTAGGTATGGTATTAAGCACAGCTTCAGGGTTAAGCACCATACCCTGAAGCGTATTATTTCTCGATACAATATTTTGTTCGAGTGTTTTAAGTTCGCCTGTCAAATGCTGACCCATAAATTGCAGGGTCAGCATTTTTAAATCGTCAGGCGATAGAGCTGCGTCGTTAAACGTGTCCATTAGTCTTCAAGTCCTTTAAGAAGATCAGCAATCGAATCATCGTCAAGACTTGCTGGTACTGCCTTCTTCTCAACAACAGGAGCTGGAGCCGAAACTGGCTTAGGCGTAGTTGTAATTTTCGGAGCTGATGCCGCTACAGGCTCACTATTTGATTCTGATACATCAGATACACAATGATAATGAGTGTCAAGAATCTCTTTAAGCTCGTCATAACTCTTAACAGTAAGGTAGGAGTCGAGATCAAAGATATTATTATAAATCTCATCGTATGAATCTGCATCAAGACCTACAGTTGCTTTAGGAAGAGCAAATTTTGACGAGACATAAGTCGGGTAATCACCCTGCTTTTCTACCTTAATACGGAAGCTACAGCCGTTAGGAGAAAGATCAAAAATACGTGCACCGAAATCAGCAGCGTCATCGCCCTCAATGGCGTCCATAATGATCTTATTGAGCTGACGGCCAAAACGAAGCACTTTAATAGTACCATTATTCTCCGGACGAGCAGGGTCATTCTCGACATAGACGTTAACCAACCAGCTCTCTTTGCGATTAAGAGCACGAGCCTTATCCTTCTCTTCTTCCGTTCCATTACGGCGAATACGATAACCTTCCTCAGCGATAGGATCGCGCTGACCCCAGGTGGTCGGACTAATTACGTTAATAAGCTTACCGTCGGCAAAGCTATTCCAAGCATACGAATAGTAATGAAGAAAGGTCTTATTAGGATCTTTAACGTTTGGAAGAATACGGACAGTATAGGTATTTCCGACTTCAGTCTTAAGGTAATCCTTAAACTTTGTATTACTGCCCTCAGTATTCTTGGTGAGGGCGGACTTAATGCTATCGAACATGGATGATGTGAATGAGGTACTCATAGTTAATTTTGTTTAGTATATGTTGTGGGTTTATTTTAATCAAGTAGTTTTTGTTTTTATTTTTTGTATTCCGAGTTCGACCAATTTTTTTGCTGTTTTAGAGCTAAAAAACTTTAATCGAAAATTAGGAAAATTATTTAGAAATTCTTCTCCAAGAACAAATTTAAGAAGATCCTGATCGAAAGCTCTTATACTTCGTTCAAAGTTAGAAAAACCGAATAATGTATATACATTTATTCTATGCTCTTTAAGATGCAAGATGTATGAAGGGCTGGTTCCGCTTATGTGATTTATATAATTCTCCGTATCTATATTTTGTTCTTTACAAAATAAAGAAATAAACTTTAGCGACTCAATAATATTTTTAAGCTGTTCCTCTGTATCAGGGTCCATTGATTCTATCCTCTTCTGATAGAGTGTATATGCTTTTGTAGCCTTAAGTGTCGTGTAATAGTCTAATTCGAAGTGTTGCTCGTCAAGGTATATTTCATATGGCGCTTTGATGAAGTCTTCGAGCTTAATATGAGGAAACTTAGATAAAAAGATAGCAATTTTTTTAAGACTATTAATATAGATGTTATCAAGATTATCAAAATCTTTTCTATATTTAAAAGGTAGTCCTTTCTTGCTTCGTGAAATTCTAAGATGAGTATTATATATCAATCTTTCGTAATCTGAGAGAGTAATCTCCATTACTAGATTGTAATCTTATTTTTGCTATTATTCAAGTATTTCATTACATATTTGCTTTTATGTAAGCTTGGATCAAAAGAAAGAAAAGCCTGTACAACAGCATAGTCACTGTTTGCATCGCAATACAATTTAAATAAATCACGTAGCGCTTTGTTTTGTAATACTAAAAGAAATACATTTGCTAAATTTAATTTTTTAGCATGCATAAGTGTTACATACGAACAAAAAGCAAGAAATAAATGTTCTTGCTCGTATGTTATAAGAGATACATGATCATCTCGTTGCTTCATTGATCTAACTAATTATCAATATAGTTAATTAAATCAATGTTTTAATTAGAAAGCGCTGCTAATGCGTTAATAGTACTAGTACTAGCTTCTGTATCGTTTAAGTGTTCGTCCTCAGTCAGCGTTAATGTTGAGTAATCTATACGCAGAACACATTGACCAAAATTTTGCCCGAAGCGATTTTTCATCATACCCATCTTAATAACTCCAAGTTCTCTATCGGTTGATTCCTGCCAAATACTCATAATAACATCTGCTGTCATTGCAAGACCAGAGCTCTCAGAAATTGTTTCCATTCCTGGATCTGAAACACCAAATCCGCTTCTATTTACCTGAGTAGCTGAAATAATTGGACAATTAAAGATATATGTTAGCGCTCGGAGTTGCTCAGTAATTTTCTTTACTTTTTCGTAGCTGTTACTATCACCTGGATATGTAAGAAGGTTAACATAATCAAGAACAATGGCATCAAACTTTAAGCCTTTATCACGTAGCTTTTTAATATATGATTGTAGATAACCTACTGTAATAGTAGAAGGAGGAAATTCCTTAATAAGAATTTTAGCACCTGGATTATTACCTGCATACTCCTCAAGAGAGTGCTTAAGAGTTGGTAATTCAGTTCTCAATTTACTTAGCGGAATTTTTGTAAGGTTAGAGCTAATTCTCTGCGCGTAAATTACTTCAGGCATTTCCAGTGAAATGAGTAAAACATTCTTCCCTTGTTCAGCAATATTGATTGCTACATTACCAAGGAAAATACTCTTACCAATATTAGTCTCACCAGTAAAAATATAAAGTGCACGTCCCTCTTGCAAAAAGCCACCGCCAATTTTTTCATCTAACCATGTCCATCCCGTAGGTATATAATTAATTTGTGAACTAAGATTATTAATAAGCTTATCTACGTCCTGAAGTAAATCTAATCCTGTCTCTGTAGTTAAAGATATATTACATGAAGCTTCAAACTTCTCTAAAATCTTAGTTGTATCCATGTCTGGCTTTTCAACAACTTCGAGCATTGTATGATATACAGCTTTTTCTTTTAAGAATGTTTCTGTATTCTTGTAGAGCTCGTCTTCGTTTATATTCAGATCGAGATCTTTTATTTTCTCAATAGTCTTGATATAAGAATCTTTTAATTCCTTTGTAGTTAAGAACGATTTAATCTCTGTATTTGTAGGACAAGCGTTACGGCGATTGAAGTAATCTTTTATAATTTCAAAAATAGATCGTATATCTTTATCTTTAAAGAAGACTGGCTTCAAATAATCGACAATCGAAGCAAGATAAATCTCATTCGTCAATGCCTTACATACTATTACCTTTTCAAAATAATCGTGGTCAATTGTTGCCATTCCTATCTATAATACTACCTAATGCTATTAATAGCTAGCATACTCTGCTAAGAACTTTGCTTGATTTTCTGTAAATGTCTTATCATTGATATCTCTCAATCCAGGAGAATTATGATATGTAAGAATTGGGACAACGCCGATTTTGAGCTTTAATTTATTAGCATCGAGACAGCTTGAAAGATCGTAGTGATGAAAGGTGTAGTTATTATTAAATTTCCAATTTACCTTTGTTACTGCTCGTACATTTACTGACATAAAGGCACCGTCAATTAATACAACTCGCGCTGGAGATGGTCCAAAGTTAGTTATATTTGTGCTACTGTCGGGTAGATAGTGACCGGCAAAACCTCTTAGATTACCGCCCTGAAATCCACCGCACATTATATGCCAGAGTGCTGGTGCTTTAAGAGTAGGACTAAGTCCACCAGCTACACCAATTATATCATACGTCTTATGTCCATTTTCAAGTTTTGAAATAAAACCTGCATCATCAATCCACATGTCATCGTGTACAAATAAAACAAAATCATATTCTGGATGGTTATAGAGGAAATCGTTATATGCTTTACTAAGACCTCGCTTATTTTCCGTGAAGATGAAAGTTTTGTCAAGTAAAATGAGATTGTTCTCCTTTTCAAGCTTAGCTAAGCTTTTATAGAGAAGTGTTTGTTTAGAGTCAGCTAGCTGTGTGCAAGATGCAATTGCGAATGTCATAGGATGAAAAATGGTGAATTCTTTGTAAACCCTCCAACAGAAGTCAACCCTTCGGGTGTAGCAAGATATAAAACACCCTCCTCGAGGGGCTCAAACTCATCGTCTTGTAATGATGACACGGTATTATCGAGCATATTAGCATAAAGAGTACTACCACTCCTTGCAAAATATACATTATGTGTATTCTTATTATAAATCCAAAGTCCAAATGTACCCTCGAGTTTTGATAAGACCTCACATATTAATCCTACTTCATTATCTATTTCTTCAGAAAGTTGCTCTAAAAGAGCAGGTATTACAGATGTATCAACTTCATTATAGTGAGTTGTGTTCTTAATTTTTAATTTTAACTTTTTATCATTCGTTAATACACCGTTATGCGCTACAATCCAAGGTCCGCAGTGGAAAGGGTGAGATGTGGATTCGTCATATACGCGCTTTGAGCTTGTAGGAGCTTGTGTATGACCTAGAAAGTAATAAAAATCAGATGGTTTTAGATGTAAATCACAATTCTGAATTAGCATATTTTTTGATAGCTCAACTATACCTTCAGCTTTCATAGCAGCATCATATGTATGACTTAAAAATAAAGCACCGTAAGCAAAATTGCCTCGTTCTTTATTTCTATCATAAAGTTTCATAAATTTATTAAAATCAAGAGCAGCAAATATTCCGCACATTATGAATATATTATACCTTCAAGAATAAATAATTCAAGACATGAATAAGGATTCCCATTTAATTTTTGAAGCATATAACAACAATATTCTAGCTGAAACACCTATAGGTGCTGATTATGAGCCATTTGTCTCTGCAGCAAAAAAAGGAATTGTAAACCGTGTCGGCGATACATATCTCTTTGCAGATCTCATTAAGAAAACCGGTAAACCTGCTGATGAGGTCGTAGAAATGATTGTTAAGCCTGTCTACGATGCTTTATTTCCAGGTGGTAGATTTGATGCAGATGGATCTGAAAAAGAACAATTAGCAAGTCTACAAAATGCTATTCACAGTGAGCTTGTTCATTTAGGATACCCTAAAGCTCGTGCAAGTTATACAGCTCGTATTATTAAAAACGCAGTAATACCTGCAGTAAAATTTTTAAGTGATAAAGCAGAGAGCGGCGACGATATTGATGAAACAGACGTTGAAGACGCAATTGTTGATTCTATTACTGATACAAATGATCAATCAGGGCAAGAGCTTAAAGCTGCTCCAGCTGCACATGGGGCAAAAGCGGCTAAGACAGCTAGTGTTGAAGGTCTAGATATTGAACAAGAAAAGATTTACAATTATGCAGCAAATGCACCCGCTACTCGTAAGGAGCTAGAAGATTTTGCTCGTCAGGAGGCATTATCTATTGCACAAGCTAAGGGTGAAGAGTCAAAAGAAGATATTGAGCGTGTAACAAGACAGAGTAAGTCAGATGTTAATACACTTATTAATTTTGGTTATCTAAAAGAGACTGAACCAGGCTCAAGAATGTACACAGCTGTAGAGCCTAGTGAAGCAAAGCAACAAAAAGAAGGTGAAGGATCAGGTGAAATAACCTCCGGTATTAGCGATGATGACCTTGATAGCGACGAGCAAAGTACTGTCAGTCATTATGCTAGCCGTGGCTCAGACAGTTTCGGTTATAAGGGATCACCTTTCCGCCATTCAAACGATTAATTTATCCCAAGGTATATCTTTAGAATACTTTACCGGATCCTTAATACCAGCCTGAATAAATCCCTGCAACCTCAAGCTACAGGCTGTGCATTCACCGCAAGCTTCTTCAACACCCTCATAGCATGTCCATGTATGGCTAAAATCAACTCCAAGAGATATACCCATCTGAATAATCTCTTTCTTTGACTTATTAATTAATGGTGCTTCAACTACAACCTTGTTTCTCCTATTAAGAGAAGTTACGTTATTAATCGCTGTGAGAAACTCCGGCGAACCATCGTAAAATCCTGCCACACTATCTGCCTGTGCAGCGCCATACCAGACAGTGCTGATATCCCTGTCCTCAGCTATACCAATTAAAATTGATAAAAACGTCATATTACGGTTAGGTATATACGCTACAGATTGCGGGTCACCTATAATTTGTGTTGTCTTAGGTACATTAATATCGCTATTTGTTAGCGCAGATGTTTTATACTGATTGATAAACGGTAGAGATAAAATATCATATTGCGTTATATTATCTAATAATGATAATTGCTGTTCAGCATAACAAAGTTCTTTTTTATGTCTCTGACCGTAATCAAACGATACTGCGTGCACATGTTTAAATTGCTTAGAAGCTAAATGCAGCAGTACAGTTGAGTCGGCACCGCCGCTAAAACTTAAAATAACCTTACTCATTTTATGCTTCTACTGTATCATCGACCTCAATGATATCATCATCACTAGCTTGATGATATCGGTAATCAGTCTTCAGAGCCTTATCGAGCTCCGGGATAATAAACTCTTCATAAAACGCGGCGTCCTTAGTAAAGTTTTTAGCATATCCAAGCTTATCACCCTTCTTATACTTACCACCATCAACACCTACAGTATAAGTAGACCCATTCTGCTCTACAATACCTCTTGCTGATGCCATGGCAAGCAAGCCACTGTATTTGTTTAGTCCTGACTTAAATGATAGATACATCTCAATCTCAAGGAATTGAGGAATAAAACGATTCTTAGCAGTAAGTGCACGTAGTGTAACGCCGCTATACTTGTTAGCTTCAGAAAGTTTATTATCCTCAACACCACCAAACTCACCCTCGCCTTCCTTCTCGTTTCTCTTTGCAAGTTGTACAAGAATACTCGCCATATAAACAGGACCAGATCCACCGGCTTGTGACTTAATCAAAGATGGATACATAGCAGCAGGATCAGAATATGTATGATTAACAAAGATAATAGAGACTTGTGCTTTAGCAGCCTTATAGGTCAAGGTACGAAGCATAGATTTAAGAGCCTTAGCACGCATACCCATATCAGTAGCTGACTTATCCTTAAGTGCATCATCAAGCTCTTTCTGAGAGGCGAGATTACCCAAACTGTCAATACAAATAATAATCTTACCATGCTGATTATTGGCAATAACCTTATCAAGCAAAGCACCAACTTGGTTACGGCACTTCTCAATAGTATCAATTGGTACATATTTTACGTTTGCAGGGTCAAGACCTACACCACGAACAGAGTTCTTATCTACAGCAATTTCTGAATCAAAAATAACAGGTACTACACCCTTCTTTTGAGCATTAGCAAGAATCTTACCGGTAATAAGAGTTTTACCTGTACCCGATTCACCGCTAAAACCAATAATACGACCCTGAGGTACTCCACCATTTCTTAGATCACCGGTTAGAATAGCATTAAGAGCGTAGCAACCAGTATCGTAACACTCAGTAAAATTTGAAAGTGCATTTTCAGAAAGAAAGCAAGCATCTGAATTATGCTCATCAATAATAGAAAGGGTTTTAAGTAAGTCTTTATCCATACCGCTTATTATAAAGCATACATCAATAAATTCAAGCAAAAAAAATACCCGACCGAAGTCGGGTATTTAATCTGGTTTCTTTGATGCAGATTACGAGTGCTTACATCAAAAGTTTTTTTACTCGTCAAAAAGTTTGACGACGGAAGGCTCTGCTGTTGGAGCTGCAACTGGTGCAGACCAAAGCTTGGTATACTGATCAGTAAGACGTGGATCATTGTCAACGTCAACACCAACAACGACGTTTGCATAGTGATACTTCCAAGTCGTACCATTCTCCTTTGACTTATCTCCGATAAACTCACGAAAATAAAGAGGAATGGTCTGAACGTTAAGCTGACCGGTTTGTGTCGGCTGAACGTGAATGATGGCAGGATTCTTTACAAGGAAAGAAGCCCCGTTATCTGTATCGCCAGCGTTCTCACCAATAATGGTGCGGCCGATGTGATCAATGAATGTAATAAGTTTTGTTTCGCTCATATCTTTAATATATTATAATGTTTTTATTTAAAATCAACTAGTTCATACCAAGTAAATCAAAAAGATCGATTTGTGCGTCATTACCTGGCTTCTTAACGGTCCAGTTCACAGCTTCATAAAAGCGTTCAATTACAGAATAGATAATTTTTTCAAACATCTTCTCATAGTCAATTTCAAAGATAGACTCAAACTCTTTCGGATAATAATACTTGTACCCGATTACTGATAATCCAAAGCTGTTTGGTTTCTTTACTTCAAAGAAACGAACTTTATCACCGGATGTAATTTTTTCGTATTTTCTTTCAATACCAAATCTATCTAAAAGAATATTATGAAAATACGCTGATTTAACATGCTTGGGCATTCCTTTAATTGTCTCAAATCCATTACTACGATTTGCGTACTTTTCATATCCCTTTACACCCATTACGAATGCAATATCCTCAAGTGGTAATTTCTTAAAGATCTCATATGTCTCATTAAACACTTTGTTTGTTGCGTTATAATCCTTAGTAAGGAGCATTGTTTCAATAATTTTCTTAACGTAAGGCTTAATAGGAGCAGGCATTGTTGTACGTACAACTTCAACTCCTGTATACTTAAATTTTTTACCTGGAATACCTTCTACGTCAAGAGTGTGTAGTACGTAACGTTTCTTTGCTAGAAAGAGCCCTACGTCTGCAATAGCTTCACGCTTGAATACTAGTCTACAATCTTTTGAGCCTAGAGCGCTCTTGCCCCAGGTAATAATTTCCTTGTTTAGATGTGATTCAATATCTTCAACAGCTTTATAATAATCCGGGTGCACGTTACCCTTATCATCAAAAACGGATATATTATTAGCTTTTACTAAATGCTTAATTGATATGTAACTTGAATCTGTGTCATTATAAATGACCGGTGAATCATGTTTAAGATCTTCATCTGTTAGACCTGTATTAGCTTTTATATATTCTGTAAGAATACGGTTAGACTCTTTAATAACAGCTTGTCCTGTCAGTGTAATTGATTCAGCAAGCTCATCATCACCGAGAGGACTATGCTTATTACCGAAATAGCCGTATACTGTATTCATCAAAATTTTAATTGTATGTTGACGAATATTAAGTCGATCTATTTCAATTTGATTGTTTGCATATTCGGCGGTTCCCTCAGTTAAGGTAAGAGCCTTTTTCTTCATTTTTGTATGCTGCTTCTTAACCTCAACTCGCTTATTGTAATAATAATCAATAGTATCAGGAATGATACCTTTCTCTTTTTGTGTAAAAAGAATCTTAGCACGTGAGATTGCTATCTCTTCTTGTTTTACAAATGCAGCAAATTTTTCATGTGTAAGTTTAAAAGTTTGACCGTTTACATGCTTAATAACAATATTGTTTTCATTCTTTTCAATAATCTTACCCACCTTCGTCTCTGGTGATAGGTTGAGTGTAATCATCGTGTTCGGGTATAGACTATTTGCATCTAAAGAAACTATATGCTCTTGAAATCCTTGTTGCGGATCTGCAACATAGGCACCTGCGTTCTTAGTTCCTTCTTGTACATCCTTTACAAATGTAGGTATACGTTTATCCTTAAGGCGTGCACGTATTGAGCAAAGACCAGTAATAACCGATAGAGAGCCAAGAGCACCTTCAAAAGTGGTTAGACCAGCATAAGCAATCATTCTTAATAATTGTATATACTGTAATTTTTGCTCTAGTCTTACAAGAAGATTAACGTCCTGAATGTTATAATCTACAAACGTCTCCCAGTTGTTGTCGGCAAGTTCGGTAAGATTCTGATCCCCATAATCAACCTTTCGTTCCTGTAATTCTATTTCACCGATCGCGTCGAGTTTATATGACTCACGAAGTGTCTGACAGAACCTTCTATAGATATCTAGATAATCTACACATGAAAGACCTTCAATATGCCACTTGACCTGCTCTCTTCCGTACTTACCCATAAACGTTCGGGAACGTAAAGACCTGTCTGGTGAAAGTTTTTGCATTGCTTCCTCACCTAGAATTTTTTTAACACGGTTAATAACGTACGGTACATCAAAAAACTCTGAGTTCCAGCCTGATAATATATCAGGGTAATCTTTACTAAAAAAATCTACAAATCGTCGTAGTAGCTCTTCTTCTGTCTTACAAGCTACGTATATAACGTCTGGTGATTTAGCTGTATAGGGCTTGAGCCCCCAGGAATAAAACTTCTTCGTTAGGGTATCATATATAGTAATGATATTAATTGTATCGTTTGGATCTTGAGGATTAGGAAATGCATCAGGCGAGTAAGTCTCGATATCGATAAAGTGTACCTTTAGCTGATTCTTGGTAAAGTCAGGCTTTTCATTTTCTTGCCAATATGCATCAATAAGGAACTGTTGATAGATATTAAAGTTCTCAAAAACTCTCGTTACCTTATTATCCTTTAAATATCTAGAGCGTTCGTACTGATTCTGAAACTTCTTCTTCTTTAACTTTGTGTTAAAGATACTCATCGCATCTGGAGCATTATTTGTCTCCAGATAGATATACGGCTCGTAAGTTGAAGGAACGGTTATTCTTTTACCGTTTTCATCCCAAGTATAAAGATTGATTGTTTGTTCGCGCGGTGAGTATGATACGTTCCTGTACACTCAATAAGTATATTATCGCTTGATACTACAATCAAGCCTTAATGCCATTAATAACATTTAACAGCTTTCTATTTGGGTGTCCAAAGGGAAGAGTATGAAGTTCGACATATTTATCGATATTTTCATCGTTCTCTAACCAGCGATCATTTGCAAGACGTCTCATTGAAGATGAGATATTCATGTATCGGCCTTTTCTTGAAAGAACGTCATCGACAATATCAATCATTTCTTCGCCAGTATCAAACTTGAATGGTGCATTTTGATATGTGACAAGATTCTGACATGCAATCGGTAAACCATAGCAACAGGCCTCGACAAATTTAAGATCAGATTTTGCCTTATTGAAAGTATTATCCTGTAGAGGGGCAACCATCATCTGTACGTTAAGATTTGCAATACGCTCTGGGTACCTATATAGCGTCTCCCAAGGGTGAAATTCAAATGTACCGTCCTGAATAAGGTCGTGAAGCGGTAAAGGATAGGCTCCAAGAAATACCCATTGATACTTGTCCTTCGTAGCTCGAATAACTCGATTTACGTGTGCAAAGTCGTCGTTTTGACCGACACGATTATCAACATCAAAGTGTGCACCTGAACCTGCATAGAGTACACGAGGCTTTCTACGATATTTTTCAAAATTATCAGAAATCTTCTTTTCGTTATAATGATTACCCATCCAAAACTTAGGTGGGTAGTTAGGAATAACAGTAACATTCTTATTTGCTGTTTTACCCATATAGTAATCTTTCATAAAATCACAGGTTACTGTAACTTCATCACAAAGCTCCATAATTTCTTGGGCAGTTCTACGAATAGCAGGGTCCGTAAAGGCAGGTTTAAATTTATTATACTCTGGAATATCTTCGCTAAAGACAAGGTCATCAATCTCGTAAATAATTCTAAAACCTAGATCTTTACTCAATCCTCTCAAGAACTTAACAAATTCAAGTTGATGTACTGTAGCTTGACGTTGAATACGAACAACCTCAGCTCCTCTAAAATAATTAGGATCAAAACACATCATTGTACTACCATGTACAACCATTTTTTGATGTGCGTTGAGAATATGTTCTGGCCAAATCATTCTCCAAAAACCACAGCCAGAATAATCGGCGTAATAATTCATTACACGCTTTAGACTCATCTCAGGTGGTTGAGGAATATCCTGTTGAACCGGTTGTTGAGGAATAAGACTGTACGGTTCTACAAACGGCGATACAAACGGTGATACAAAAGGACTAGAGATCATGTGAATATATTTTATGACGCGTATTCACTATAATCAACACGTTTAGTTATACCGTTTGACTTTTCTAGAAAAATAATATCACCTGTAGCAGCTTTAACACTCTCTTTACGATGACTAATTACCATAATACTTTCATCATATTTGTCAACGCGTTCCTTTAAAACGTTTGTTACAAGTTCAATACCTTTAGCATCGAGACTTGAATCAAATAATTCATCGTAAATGCTAAAATTAAAGCATACATCCCCTTGAAGTCTACGCATATCCATAAAAGTAAATAAACATGCAAGATCCATGTTCTTACGCTCGGCACCGCTAAAATTAAAGTAGGAACGCTCATTACCTTTTGTATCGACAATTTCTTCTTCAAA